CGAAGAAAGAATTGTTAAACAAGAAGCTGCTGATAAAACTTTATACGAGTTAATTGAAAATAGAAGAGCTGAAACAGATGATAATATAAAGGAAGTACATAGTAGAATTAATACTACAGCAAAAGAATTTAAAGAAGTGTTATATTTAACAGAGCAAAAATTAATGATAGAAATTAGGTCAATGAAAAATGGATTTGCTGAACGAGTAGGTGTATTAGAGAGATGGAGATACTTGATTTTAGGGGGTTGTATTATAGCAGGGCTGGTGTTATCTGGCAATTTTGAGGCAATATTTAAACACTTCGGTTAATACTGAAAAGCTTGACATTTTTTGATATATATAATATAATGTGTATATGAGTGGTTATGTAGATTTAAATTATATTAATAAAATTCAACCTAGATTACAACAGTTTAAAAAGAAAAGAGATTATCTCTTTAATTTTAGATGTCCAATTTGTGGTGACTCTAAAAAGAGTAAAACAAAAGCAAGAGCATATCTATATCGAGTTAAAGTAGATATGTTTTTTAAGTGTCATAATTGTGGGTCTTCCCATAATTTGGCAAATTTTATAAAGAGTATTGATAGACAATTATATGACCAATATATTTTGGAGAAATATAAAGGAAATAAAACTTCAATTAAACCTGATTTATTTAAGCAGTTTAAAAATACTACTAAAGAGAAGCTTAAATCTACGCCTCTACAAGGACTTAAATCTTTTAATAGTTTAGATGATAAACATCCTGCCAAAAAATATTTGGTAAAAAGAAAAATACCTGAAGAATTTTTTGGTAAATTATTTTATACTGATAGGTTCCAAGCGTATGTAAATACCATACGACCAGGGACTTTCAATGAACTAAATAAACAATATGAACACCCACGTTTAGTCATACCTTTTTATGATGTAGATGATGAAGTGTTTGCAATCCAAGGTAGAGCTTTTGGTAAAGAACAACCAAAATATATAACAATTAAACTTCAGGAGAATAAACAGAAAATTTATGGACTTAATACTATCAATCTTCATAAACGATTATACATAGTAGAAGGTCCACTAGATAGTTTATTCCTTGATAATTGTATAGCGGCTGCTGGCGCTGATTTAGTATTACCAGTAGAAACAAAAGACGTTGTATTTGTCTTTGATAATGAGCCTAGAAATAAGCATATTATTGATAGGATGTATAAAGTGATAGATAAAGATTATAGTTTAATAATTTGGCCAGATAACATAAGGGAAAAAGATATTAACGAAATGATAATTAAAGGCAAAACAAAATCTCAAGTACAACAAATTATATCAGATAATACCTATTCAGGTTTATCAGCATTAACCAAAATAAATTCTTACAAGCGTTGTTAGGCAGGAGGTCATATGGTGTCCAATAATGAGTCTATAAATGTTAAAAAAAGAAATGGTCGTGGTTTAGAAAAATTAGATATTGAAAAAATCCATGCTATGGTTGAGTATGCTTGTGAAGATATAGCAGGTGTATCTTCATCACAAGTTGAGATGAATAGTGGCTTACAATTTTATGATGGAATTTCTACGGATGAAATTCAACAAATAATGATTAAGTCAGCTTCAGATTTAATTTCATTAGACACTCCAAATTATACCTATGTTGCTTCCCGCCTACTTTTATTCAGTTTAAGAAAACAAATATTTCACAAATTATGGGACCACCCACACTTTTATGACCATCTTAAAGCAGTTATTGATAAAGGGCATTATGATGAAAATATTTTATCTTTATATAATAAATCAGAATTTGACAGAATGGAATATTGGATAAAGCACGACCGAGATTATGATTTTACTTACGCAGGATTAAGACAAGTAATAGATAAGTACCTAGTACAAGACAGGTCTACAGGAATTATATATGAAACACCACAGTTTATGTATATGATGATTGCAGCTGTTTTATTTTCAAACTATCCAAAGAACAAAAGGATGACATATGTTAAAAAATATTATGACGCTATTTCAACATTTAAAATTAATATACCTACTCCCGTTATGGCTGGTGTCAGGACTCCTATGCGTCAGTACGCTAGTTGTGTTCTGGTTGACATTGATGATACTTTACCTAGTATTTTTTCTAGTGATATGGCCATTGGACGCTATATTGCTCAAAGGGCTGGCATTGGGATTAACGCAGGTAGAATCCGTGGTATTAACTCACGCATTCGTGGTGGTGAAGTCCAACATACAGGAGTTATCCCGTTCCTTAAAAAATTTGAGGCGACAGTCAAGTGCTGTACTCAAAACGGTGTACGAGGTGGCTCTGCTACGGTTCATTTCCCGATTTGGCACAAAGAGATTGAAGATATTATTGTACTCAAAAATAACAAGGGTACCGAAGACAACCGAGTAAGAAAATTAGATTATTCAATTCAATTATCAAAGTTATTTTATGAAAGATTTATTAAAGATGATGATATAACTTTATTTTCACCACACGAAGTTCCTGAATTATATGAAGCGTGGGGTACGAAAGATTTTGATAAGTTATATGAAACAGCAGAATCAAAAAGGTCAATACAGAAAAAGAAAGTTAAAGCTCAGGATTTGTTTATGAGTATATTAAAAGAGAGAGCTGAAACAGGTCGTATTTACATTATGAATATAGACCATTGTAATGAACACTCCTCTTTTAAAGATAAAATTAGTATGTCAAATCTATGCCAAGAAATTACACTCCCAACCAAACCACTACAACACATTGATGGTGAAGGTGAAATAGCTTTATGCATTTTATCTGCTATCAATGTGGGTCAAATAAACAGAAGGGATGAATTAGAACCTTTATGTGACCTTACAGTAAGAGCTTTAGATGAAGTTATTGACCATCAGAAATATCCTATTAAAGCAGCAGAATTATCTACAAAAGCAAGAAGAAGTTTAGGGATAGGTTATATTGGTTTAGCTCATTATCTTGCTAAAAAAGGTTATTCATATGAACAGAAATTAGCTTGGAGACAAGTAGATAAATTAACAGAAGCATTCCAATACTATCTATTAAAAGCAAGTGTTGAATTAGCAAAAGAAAAAGGTAAGTGTACTGCCTTTGATAGAACAAAATACGCTGAAGGTATTTTACCTATTGATACATATAAAAAAGAGGTTGATGAAATAGTTAGTAGAGAATTGACTTATGATTGGAAAGAATTAAGAAAAGATATAAAGAAACATGGATTAAGACACAGTACATTATCAGCACAAATGCCATCTGAATCTTCATCGGTTGTATCAAATGAAACAAATGGTATTGAACCACCAAGAGATTATTTGTCTGTTAAAAAATCTAAAAAAGGACCTTTAAAACAAATAGTACCTGAATATGTAAGATTGAAAAACTTTTATACATTACTTTGGGATATGAAATCAAATGATGGTTATATAAATGTAGTTGCAGTTATGCAAAAATATTTTGACCAAGCTATTTCAAGCAATTGGTCTTATAATCCTGAACATTATGAAAATGGCCAAGTACCATTATCAGTAATGGTGCAGGATTTATTAACAACATATAGATTAGGATGGAAGACAAGTTATTATCAGAATACATATGATAGTAAGAAAGAATTTGAAGAACCTGTACACCCGATAGCGTGGACAGATGAAATAAAAGAGGAGGACGAGGATTGCGACTCGTGTGAAATATAGATGAACTTTGTAGTAAATATACCCTATATGAAATGTTGGGTTAAGAAAGAATATTTAAGAGATTTAATTGATGGTCATGGAGAGTTTGAATCTTGTGTATTGGTAGCAGTTAAATCTATACAAGGTAGAGCTTTATTATTTGAAGCATATCTTCCTGAATATGGAGCCTGTTATGACAAACTTCCTATAACAGCACTTGTTTGGAAGAAAGATATTAAACAAGAGGAACAATTATCATTAAACGAGTTATGTTTATGGGATTGTTACAGTTATGATATACATATTTGGACTAAAAAACTTTTAAAAAATTGTGATGTGTCAGTATGGTTGCCAGGGGGAAAGAAAATGCCTGGTGTATATTTATTTACTATTGATAGTTGCCATAGTGATCCAAACTTAATAAATAGTGGAGTTGCTGAAGTACCAGATGAACATAAACAATTTAATTTTGGTAAACTAGACAATGGGCAATTTTTTGCTCAACCTAACAACCGTATGTTATGGTACGAACAATCCTTGAATCCTAAAGAATTAAAGAAGCCTGATTTTAAAACTTCAACTAGATATTTTCATTCTGAACAAGAATCAAAGTGGGCATTTGGAGATTCAGATGATTATTTTTATGAGGAAAAGAAAAGATGAAAACTGTATTTAATAAGACAAAAGGTATAGATTTTACAAAACAACCAATGTTTTTTGGTGAAGATTTGCAGGTGCAAAGATATGATACATTTAAATATCCTTTATTTGATAAATTAATACAACAACAATTAGGATATTTTTGGAGACCAGAAGAAGTATCTTTACAAAAAGATAGAAACGATTATAACGAACTATCTGCTAGTCAAAAGTTTATCTTTACATCTAATTTAAAATATCAAACAATGTTAGATAGTGTACAAGGTAGAGGTCCTTGTTTAGCATTTTTACCTTTTGTTTCTTTACCTGAATTAGAAGGTTGTATAGTTACTTGGGATTTTTTTGAAACAATCCATAGTAGAAGTTATACATACATTGTTAAAAATTTATATCCAAATCCTTCAGATGTTTTTGATACTATTACAGAAGATGAAAGAATACAAAGTAGAGCTAAATCGGTAACTGAAAAGTATAATGAGTTAATAGAATTAGGATATAAGTATAAATTAAATCCTGATAAAGTTGATGAATATGAGTTAAAGAAAAAATTCTATTTAGCATTAATTACAGTTAATATATTAGAAGGTTTAAGATTCTATGTATCATTTGCTTGTTCATTTGCTTTTGGTGAACTTAAATTAATGGAAGGAAGTGCAAAGATATTATCATTGATTGCTAGGGATGAAAGTTTACATTTAGTAATATCACAAAGAATTATTAATAACTATAAAGGTCCTGAAAAAGATAGAGTAATGAGTAAAGTTATAAAAGATACAGAAAATGAAGTTTATAAATTATATGATGAAGCTGTACAGGAAGAAAAGCGTTGGGCAACTTATTTATTTTCTACTGGATCAATGATAGGATTATCAGAAAAATTATTACATAATTATGTTGAATATATTGCTAATAGAAGAATGAAAACAATAGGTTTAAAACCTAAATATGAACAATCTATAAGTATAAATCCTTTACCTTGGACTGACCATTGGTTAAACAGTCGCTCACTACAAAACGCTCCACAAGAAACAGAAATAGAAAGTTATGTAGTCGGAGGAATTAAACAAGATGTTAAGAAGGATCAGTTTAAAACTTTTAAACTTTAATGGCTAAGAGCACAAAATTTAAATGTACCTATTGTGAAGTTGAATATTGGATTAAATGGGAAGAAGAAATTGAACCTGATACTTGTCCATTTTGTGGAGGAGAATCTGGTGTAGAAGAAGATGAAGGTATATTTGTAGATAATGGTAATGTAGATGATGAAGATACTAATTGGGATTGATTATAGTTTAACTACTCCAGCAATTTGTGTACATAAAGGTTCTAAATTTGAGTGGAAGAATTGTACTATATATTATTTAACGAGTGTGAAAAAATATGAAGGTGATTATTTAAAAGGCAAAATTAATGGTAGATTTCATTTACCCTATACCTCCCAGACAGAGCGACACGACCAAATTTCCAGTTGGGCGCTTCGTGTTATTCCTAATACTAATAATAATATTTTTATAGAAGGATATAGTTATGGTAGTAAAGGTCTTGTATTTAATCTGGCAGAAAATATGGGCATATTAAAACACAAACTTTATAGTAAGAAACAAAAATTTGAAGTGATAGTTCCAGGAGTTATAAAGAAAAAAGCAACAGGTAAAGGTAATGCAGATAAATTAAAAATGTATGAGCAATTTGTGAAAGATACAGGTATTGATTTAATGAAAGTATTTGACCAAAAAAAATTAAACAATCCAGTTACTGATATAGTTGATTCTTATTATATTGTAAAGGCAGGTTATGGAAGTTGAATTAATTAATAAAATGGGTAATGATTTAACAGTAGTCAATGCAGCTAGAGTATCATTTTCAAAAAGAAAATTTGCCTGGGATGAAAGTGATGAAAAGTTAATTAAATATTTAGCAAAACATAATCATTGGTCACCATTTGGCCACGCTTCATTACAATTTAGAATTAAAGCACCAGTATTTGTAGCAAGACAATTAGTTAAACATCAAGTAGGTTTAGTTTGGAATGAAGTTAGTAGGAGATATGTAGATTCTAAACCAGAGTTTTATATTCCTTTTATGTGGCGTAAAAGAGCAGAAAATAAAAAGCAAGGCTCAAGTAAAGAAGAAGTAGAATATGATATTATGCATATGGTTAAAGTAGCAAAAGAAACTTATAATGATATGATTGAGGAAGGTATTGCACCAGAAATGGCTCGTATGATATTACCACAATGTATGATGACAGAATGGTATTGGTCAGGAACTTTATATGCGTTTGCTAGAGTATGTAATTTAAGAATACAAGATGATGCTCAAGCAGAAACAAGAGTAGTGGCACAAGAAATTTCTGGTAATGTAAAAGACCATTTTCCTATAAGTTGGAAGTATCTAACAAACTATGGAGAGCCTTTATGATTAAACTAAAACAGGTCCATCCAAAAGATGTCGCTCCAAGCGCGGAGAGCTTTTTAGTCTGTAAAAGTCGGAGACTGTAATATTATGGAGAACAATAATGAAAAAACCTAAATTAGATTTTGGACCTACAAAGAAAGACCACGGTTGGTTCTATTATGTTTGGAACTGGAAAACTTATGTGTTCTATGCGTTATTAATTGTTGGTTCAATACTTGCATTTATAGACCAAGGTATCACAGGTACTCTTTCTGTTATAGGTATATTGTATGGACTTAAATTGTTAGGTAAATTATTTTAATGAAAAAATCTCTAATAGGAAAAGTAAGTAAAGTTTATATAGATACTGCTTTGGTACATAAAGGTCAAGTTCTTAAAAGATTTATTAGAGATAGTTGGAAGGAAGAAAAAGGTTATAGAGGTTCAGCTACTCAATGTTATCAAAGAGAGAAAGAGTGTTTAGAAAGATTGAAAGGTAATATACATTTTCCTCAAATGACAAGTTATGATGACAATAAATTAGAAATTAAAATGAGTTATTGTGGTGAGCAATTTCCATATGATAAAAAACCTAGAACTAAATTACTTCCACAAGTCTGGGAAATATCAGAAGCTTTAGAAGAAGCAGATATAAAATTATATGGTTATAATTTACAATCTAAAAATATTATGCTCCATGATGACATTATAAAAATAATAGATTTTGAATATGCATTACCAGAAAATAGTAAATATGAATATGAAGATAGATTTTATAAACATATTAGAGAGTCTTGGGACCCTAGTATATTTGAAAACAGAATGAAAATATTATTAGTCAATGGTATATTAATGACTAAAAGAAATAGAAATAAATATGAAGAAGAACTAAAGAAGGCAAACGATATGGTAAAAAATGAATGGAATAATTATCAAAAATCAAATGAAGGTAATAGTGCTAAGTGGCGAATTGATAATTTAGATTTAAAACAATATGCAGGAAAAAATAAAACACTTTTAGATTTAGGTGCTAATCACGGTGAGTTTGGTGTAGAACTTCAGAACGATTTTAAATATATTACAGCAGTAGAGCCTTTTGTAGAATCTCCAAAACTACCTGATAATATGAAATGGATTAAAAAAGGATTTAAAGATTTTATAGCAGAAAATGAAGATGTATTTGATGTAGTTTTTTCTTTTGCTATGACAATACAAGTTAGAGATGTTGATAAATTAAATGAAGATGAAATAGCATTAGGACATTATAATTTAGTTACACCTGGAGGTATAATGATTTATGAAACTCAAAAATTAGAATCTCGTCCTTTAAATCAATCTCACGTAGATAAAATGTTAGCAGCTTTTAGAGATAGATTTGGATTTGAATATAAAAATGGTAATGCTAGAAAGAGTGGTAAAAGGCAATACTATGTCTTTAAAAAATGAAAATAAAGGTAGAATGTGGGATGGGAAATCCAGAATACCAACACAACAATATAAGGAGAATTATGATGAAATCTTCGGTAAAAAAACCTACTTTAAAAAAGAAGATAAAAGAAAAAGCAAAAATATCCAAAGAGGTAATCACATTAACAAGGAGAAACAATATATGTTTAAATTAGAATTAGATATTCCAACAATTTATGTTGGTTATGATCCACGAGAGGACCTAGCATATAGAGTCCTAAAATATTCAGCACATAAACACGCATCTGGTCCGATTAATATATATCCAATTAAACAGGATTTATTAAGACGAATAGGGTTATATAGACGTGCATGGACACTCGGAAGCTCTTCTCTTCCCAAACCAAATAATGATTCTGACATTCAGCATCGTGATATATTTGACGGAAAACCATTTGCTACTGACTTTTCATTTTCAAGATTTTTAACACCATTTTTACATAGATTAGAAGGTTGGGCAGTGTTTATGGACTGTGATATGTATTTTAGAAGTGATCCTTTAGAGTTATTTGA